TTTATTTTATATACCTATATTATAAATGTCATTGTGTGCAGTTTGGGAATTTCGACTAAGTGAAAAGGTGAGTAATATTAGCGACAGTACCGCAAGTTGCGGTATTGGCGCCACGATCTCGCCATCCGATATTATTGGACAACTTAGAAAAATCGCTAAGAAGTGGGGATTTCAACTTGAAGAAGGTGAAAAAAACGGTTATAGACATTATCAAGGTCGTATGAGTCTTATTAAGAAAGCCGTTAAAAATTCCGTCTTAAAACTATTTAAAGATATACCAGCTCCTAATTATTTGGAACCGACAGTTTCTTCGGAACATAAAAAAGAGGCATTTTACTGTTTTAAAGAACAAACACGAATAAAGGGTCCTTGGAAGGATGACGACCCTGAGCCGGCTTATGTACCGATTCAATATAGGCACATAACAGAATATTATCCATTTCAACAAGATATATTCGACAATAAACATTATAATTATCGAAATGTTAATTATATATATGATATTGATGGATGCATAGGAAAAAGCTCTATTGCTTGCCTTGCGACTACACAGAATAATGGATTATATATACCTCCTATGACAGATACTCATAAACTTATAGAATATGTTCATTCTTTATTAGAAAAGATGCCAGATGGTAAAACATCCAAAATGTTTATTATTGATTTACCGAAATGTATGGATAAACGCGAAATGGCCGGTTTATATTCCGCTATAGAACAGTGGAAAACCGGCTTTATATTTGATACACGTTATAAAGGTCGTCAACGTTGGATTGATTCGCCCAATATTTGGGTATTTTCTAATGCACCACCCGACAAATCATGTTTATCGTCTGACAGATGGATGATTTGGGTGGTTAATAAAGAGAAAAGACTCGAACGCTATAAAGAGTATAATCAAGACGATGAAGGACTCGATTATTTACCTATAGATAAGTTTTTACGACTTAAAAAAAGAATATTATAAATTATTTTCTATTTATAATATATTATGGTTAAGAAATCATATACACGTAAACCAAGACGTGCACCACGTGCTAAAAAGCACGCAGTTACGCATAAAAAGACAACATGGAGCAAATCCTTAAAGTCTTTAATTAAACGTACAGTAAATGCTAAAGTTGAGCTTAAAAATGTTACTAATGGTTTAATGGATAGCGAAACGATAGGACAGGTTGAAACGTTCGCTTCACCTCCTTCATCTACTATTATATTAAATGGTGGAGCTTTGAATGCTATTTTTCAAACTATTACACAAGGTTCAACACAAGCTCAACGTATAGGTAATGAAATTACGATTAAACGATGTAGTTTAAACGGTGTAATTCAATTTGATTACGCATTATTAAACGATATTGATACGAATTTAGGTACTGTTATTAATCAGGGATATTACGTTACTATGTATATAGTAAGAAGAAAAGACTGCCAACCAATGGATTTTAATAACCAAATTAGCGATTTCTTCCAAGTTGGTTCAAGTTCAGTAGCTCCGAGCGTGTCGGCTATAGATTCAACATTATATGTTAATAAAGATGTATACACAATATTACATAAGAAACGTTTTAAAGTAGGCGCTCAAGGTTACGACGTTTCGGGATATCAAGGTGTGCCAATGGCTATCGGTTCAACCGTTAACAGTTTCAATTATATTCAAAACAATGATTTTAAATCAATGATTCCGTTTAGAATATCACTTACTAAATTACTCGGAGGTACAAGAGTTAAATATAATGATTCAGGAACAACTGCAAATAATGCAAAATTACAAATACAATACATGTTCTTATTACATGGTGCAAACTCCAAGTTTTTATGGAGTGAACCAGGGCATTTTAATGTTCCTATCTCTGTTACCATGTCACAGAATCTACAATACTCAGACAGCTAAGTTTAGAGGTCAGTTAGTAGCGTCGGGGTCTCGATTATTAATATTTATAGAATAAAAAAGTATCACAGTGTGGCCACGAACCGCTTAACGTCAGTTTAGCGCGTTCGGGGCCTCACTATTTGAGGGATACTTTTATATTTATAGAATGGTGATTTTCATTCTAAATTGGATGATTTATCCAGTGTTATCCAGTCGGATTTTAAAAACTAGGTCATAAGGGTCCAATATATCCAGACTATCCAGGTTTTTAAAATTATATATATATAGAATTTATCTTTTTTTAGGGTTCTTCCAGGACGCGGAGCCGTTCGCCTAAAAAAAGATATTTATTTTATATACCTATATTATAAATGTCATTGTGTGCAGTTTGGGAATTTCGACTAAGTGAAAAGGTGAGTAATATTAGCGACAGTACCGCAAGTTGCGGTATTGGCGCCACGATCTCGCC